TTGTAACTCCTGGATCATTAAAAATACCATCAACCTTGACTAAAACAGTTGCATCACCATTTAATACCATCGTTGGAATCGCTGGATCCTTACTTATTACAACTGTTCTCGTCTTTGTGACCACGTTACCAAATCCATCTTGTGCTGTATACAAAATGTCGTATTCCGTACCTTCTATCGTAGAATCTCCAACTTCACCCGTGATCGTTATATCGGCACCGGTATCTGTTACAGCACCTGGTTCTACATAAGCTGTATTAGCTTGTAAAGGATATGGGTTGAGAAAGTTTAGTGTTATAGTAGGTGTGACATAATGCGAAATTGGTTTCACAGTATATGTCGTCACACAACCTGTATCTGAAGTCGGCACGTCTTTACGGGGTGCAGAAATACAAATAATTCCACCGTCACCAGAAATAGACACAGACTTCCCAAACTCGTCATTTATGCGACCCCCGATTTGATTCATTTTCCACCCGTTCAGTACCCAACTGTTATTTTGACGCTTAAAAACTTTCACATGCCCCTTAATTCCGAATATAGTCCCAGAATTTATGAGAGCACCATCAGTATTGAAACCTGATACCCCATAAATTAAACTCTTTCCATCGTAAGATAGTTTAACCCGAACATCAAATGAACTTGGTAACGAAATCTTATTATTACCTTGTTCAACGAATGAATCTGAGGTTATGTCATACGTGGTTATCTTGGAATCATTGAATACAGTGTCACTAACTGCCACTGTATTGGACTTCAAATCCAAAGAATTTCCAATGCGAGAATAGGTTCCGGTACCCACTATAGAATCTAGTAAATGAATCGAATTTAAACCCTGATCAACGTTGTAAAGATTTACCTTACCGGTGTCAAAATTATAATGAGGTGCAGATACGACGAGACGACTACCATCTTCTGAGAGTGCCACACTTTTCCCGAAGTATTCATACGAATCAACACCACCTACTAGACTAGGGTTAGGGTTAACCTGATCCCAAGTGGTTCCATTGTAATAATACACCTTCACGTAACCCCGTGTATCGAGACCATACGGTGCACCCACCGCGAGGTAGTTTTTATTTTTCGAGAGACTGACGGAATAACCAAAAAAGTCACCCGCTGAATCACCATCTAGATCTGAACCTAATTGATCCCACCGAGTGGCTCCAGAATTCCAGTCATAGATACGAACATGCCCGGAGTTTATAGTACTACCGTCATCATTAAATACAGCACCAACGACTAATCGATTACCGTCGCTTGAAAGTGAAATGGACCACCCCGAATAATCTTGGGCTGCCTCACCATTGATATCGACACCTTTTTGAACCCATGCGTCATCTTCATTCAGACGTGAATAGACACGGACACTACCAGAATTCATGCCCCCATCGTCATTAAATATTGAACCAACAGCTAGGTGTAGTCCATCCTCTGACATATCAGTTGACGATCCAAATAAATCACTTGTCCTTTCCCCGTATAGAACCTGCCCAGTCCTAGCTATTATAACTTGTTCTGCACTTTTTTTAACACTAATAAGTAAATCGGGATCAATTCCATGTCTGACACCGATTGCAAATGCATCAACCGAATTCAATTTTCCTTTCGTTCCACTGAATTTAGATTCCAGAAACTCTTTTAGTGTTAAGAACGTGTTTTGTGCATCTTTTCTGGATGGGGATGCCTTGCCCACTAATCGAGACTTCAATTCACCATACGCGTGATTCGATTTGAACTTGGCAACTTCACCCATCCTTATTGGTATAGTATAAATTAATCTGAGAATAATATTCCTGCCATACCATTATGCAATCTGAGTATGTTGTAACTCACTGCATATATTGGACAGTTTATATTTTCAGTGCAGTGTATCCTACATGAGTCAATCATACTGAAGTTAAGTGTCCCTGTTGGTTGGTATTTATTGGTTGACAAACAAAATGGATAGAAAAATAATTCCTGTGTATTACTTGACGAAAAATCCGTGTGATAATAACACGGAATAGATGTGAAGTAGGGAACAGAACGCTTAAAATCAATCAAGTCTGTACCATTAACTTGTAACTTTACTTTATTCACTGGAGAAACTAACGTGTTGTTGATACCTTCAATCACGTTACTACTCGCGATGTATTTAACAGGGTGGTTAAAAACCAACTCTTGGATTTTTTCATTATTTGGTTCATTCTTTTGAACTTGGAAGATCAACATATCATTTTTAGAAGACGCCATGAAATTTCGCTCCTCTTCATCTAAAAGTATATAACACGCGTCGATCATATACGTATGGTCAGGTAGATTATCTTGCCAGTGAATCTTAAGCTCGACGTCATGATACTGAAGCGCTATCAATGGTAAGCATGTCTGCCAGGATTCACAAAAAAAGAAACGAAGTGGGTAGAAATAAGATTGAGAACCCACACCACTATGCAAACTCGCTGGATACGTCTTAGAATAGGTGTTCGCGAACAAATCGATTGCGATACCTTCTGTAAACTCTGAATCTTGTGTGTCTATGAGCTGACCCCCAATGTAGAGCTGGACATTTTTTATGATCGTTCTCCAATCAGAAATAAGTTGAGACCCTGTAGTTGGATCGTCGGCAATTATGTTGATGTAACTCAATAAATCTCCCATTTTCTGAATCCTCACCGTCGAAAATCCATTACTAACCGGATTTTGCATGAACGTCTGATGATGAGAAAACAAGGAAAAATTTGAATGTCTTTTGAATTTTGTATTGAAAAATGATATGTCAGGTTTCCCTGTTATGTGTGCATCTTGTTGACCTCTAGCAACGAGTTGTGCTAGTGCTCCACTGGACATGTTTACTATTATATGTAAATACTTTTTAAATAGTGTATATACGAATATCATTTTGAGAAGTTACACAAATCAACGTGCCATCACTAGTAATGTTGACATTTTTACCCATATTATTGGTTCCACCCTCCGCGACTATGATCTTTTCAAACGTAAGTCCTACTCTAGACCAATCACCATCAATCAAATTGTATATGTGCACACGGCCGTTGTTCTCATCTTCAGACCCAATCACAACTGTATTACCAGATAAAGATACAGATTTTCCGAAAGTGCCTGATATATGTGATCCAATTGGTTTCCAGTTATCACTACGGAAATTGTACACTCTCACACCACCCCCACTCTGTGAACCAACCACTATGGAGTTTCCATCACTTGATAGAGAAATAGAATACCCATTTCTTTTATCTATAGTTCCATCTTCTATAGCATTCCCCATAAGCCCCCATACGTTGTCTCTGTATCTATATACACTTGTTTTACCAACATTACTGGTGGTCAATGTAAATCCTGATACAGTGGTGCGTGCATATCCAGGTGAACCGATTGCGATTATATCACCTTCTCTAGACATGGAAACCGACGTTCCCAGAAATTCAGATGGAGAAAGACCTTCGATTACTTGTGTATTTTGAATCCAGAAATTGTCTTGTAAATCGAATATTTTTAGCGAACCAGCTTTCAATATGGTACCACTATTCGTATTTGCTTCCGGTGCACTTACAATAATTCTCGTGGCGTCATCATTTATAGCAACCCCGTGTCCGAAATATCCGAGGTAATCAACCCCGTAGATCTCAAGACCCAACTGTTCCCACCCATTCTGAAACGAATCATTCCTTTTGTAAACTCGAACGATACCTATAGTCAGATATGAAGATGATCCAATTATTATATGTCTTCCGTCAGATGTAAATGCCATAGATGTAACCGTTGAATCTGTAGTTATGTGTCCACTCTCATTCCAAGAACCATCAAGTTCCTTTTTGTATATTTGAACACTGGTGTTATAAACAGCTAAAGTCGTACTATCTTTAGATATAGTAGATACATATCCAGTTTTTAGTAAGGCCAAATTGCCGTATGAACCAACATTGTAAGATTGACGTGTCAAATTGGAAGATATACCATCCGCATCTGTCACGTTGTATGTGATTGCGTATGTTCCATTCTGTGTGATGTTGATATTATTCGATGACTGAAGAGAACTAGTCAGGTTAGTTGGATCAACAGTTGGTGAAGGTATTGAGATTGGGTCGTTTCGTATTCTATATAATGTTCCCGAAGTTGTTATAGTGGGTCTCCTTCGAACAATCACCTGCCGTGTTATCGGGATGGCTTCAATTCCAAACTCATCTTTAGCGGTGTATGTAACTGTTTGTGTTTGGGGTAGTTGCACATTTGGTTTATTGAATGATATTGTTCCTGTCGAAGATCCACCCAAATCGGTATATTCTTGACCCAATGGGTTATAAACAGTGGAAGCACCCACAAGAGATAATACAGGCCTGGCTCGCACATGTACCGAACGTTTAACAGGGGTGGTCAGGCGTAAATATTTATCGGGTGTTTCGTTTGTATAATAGATCTTATACTCCCCCACTGTTGTTGCAGTTACAAAGTTTGGAAAACCTGGAACAATTGTTGTTGAATCAGATGGTGTGGTGTGAGAAATACTGACAGGAATAGAAGCTGTAACTCCTGGGTCTTCTAGGGGTGTCCCCTGTGTGTGGTAAATCACACTCCCACCCTCCAACTTTATGGTGGTGAGTTTGGGAAGAACCTCAACAGTTCTAAAAATTGGATCAGCCTTTTTCCTCAGTAAATCTTCAGCTTCGTACTTTAAAGAATATACACCATGTTCATCGTTGAATACAGCACCGGAAATTTCAACTCTGGGTATAGTGGAAGCATTGGTTGTAACAGTCGCACCAAGTTCTATATATGGTGCACCAAAGTTTAGTCTATTGTTCGTATCACCGTTTAGTGACAAAGTTGGTACACTAAACGAATTATCTTGAAACACATCACGAATTTCAAATGTTTTGACAGACCCGTTACTAATCCAATTTCCCAAAATAATGTCATCGGTGTCTGTAATGAAAATAGATGATCCATATTGACCAGAAGTGCTATTAGCTAACGACCACGAACTACCGTCATATTTATATAGTCTCAAACTATCACTTGAACCCACTAGAACGATCGAAGTGCCATCATTCTTTATATCAAGAGTAACAC